AACTGACCTTGTAAGAACAAAGCAAGAGGGGGCACAAGGATACGATGCCGATGAATTTATTTGGAAGGGTTATCGTTACCAGATAATGAAAGTTCAGAGCTGGGATATGGGAGTTCTTGACCACCACGAGGCGTGGGCTGCTAGGATTTCAGTTACTCCAAATTGAGGTGTGTATGATTAAGACTAGTTATACCGCAGACACGAAGGAATGGAAACGAATCAAAAGACAGCTTCTTGCTTCAAACAAAAAGAGTTTGCAGATTGGTTGGTTTAATGGAGATTTGCATTCTCAAGCTGAAGAGAGTGGTCCACCAATCCCACTAGCTCAATTAGCCTTGTGGTTGCATAACGGAACAGTGAATATGAGAGGGGCCACAATCCCGCCTCGTATGTTCATCACCGAAGGCTTCATGGTGTATTTAAAGAACAGACCAATCTTTGAGAACGCTTTGAAAAGACGCCTTCCTTTGGTTATTGAAGGTAGGATGAGTTGGGAACAACTATATGCTTCTCTTGGCGACGAGATGGTGGAGTTGCTCCAGATGGTGATGGACTCTTGGTCATATCCGCCTAATGCTCCTCTTACTGTTGCACTGAAAGGTCGAGACGATCCTCTGGACAAAACAGGAGAACTTATCTCCAAGGTTAAATGGCGTATCGGAGATAAGGAGTTTGTTTAATGTCTGTCTACAGTCAAATCAGAGACGCATTGTTCGATGGCTCTGATGCTCTAATAAAAAGAACAGAATACACCCCACAGATTATCTTTAGTCACGGTAATGGCTTAGAACCAACTAATGATTACATCGTGATTAACATTCTTGGACTTGAACAAACGGGAAGAGTTTACAACTCGTCTTTGACAGATGGGGTTGTAGGACCAACAGGTCTTAAGTCACATTTCCAAAGCTTTCACGAAGCTCGTGTTCAGTTCAGTTTTTACGGTAGCAACTCTGGGGATATTGCTGATGTGTTCCATCGGTATATCACCAACTACGCAATGACTCGTGATGATTGGTGCAGGTTTGGGTTGGCACCTAATAGAAAAACACAAGTCGTATACAACCCTCAGTTGAGGGATACACAGTGGGTTGATGCTTTTAACTTCACTGTCACCTTTGCTTATGGCGTGCATGAATCTAAAGAAGTTGATTGGGTTGAGCATGTCACAATCAATACAAATGGTAGGTCTTCTACTATTCCACCTGTTGTCTAGTGACAACTTTTAAGTATAAACACAAGAGGATACGCAATTGGCAGCAATTGACTCTTTTGTTGAGGTTTTTATTACTAAGAACACTCAACAGATTGATATTACATCTTTCAGCATCCCAATGATTCTTTCTGCCCACAGCGCATTCACTGAACGTGCTCGTGTGTATACCAGTCTTACTGGAGTAGCTGAGGACTTCGACACCACTTCTGAAACTTATATCATCGCACAAAAACTGTTTAGTCAGGAACTGGTTTTCCCGCAAATCGTTATTGGTCGTAAAGAAGAGCTTGAAAGCTATAGTGATGCTCTTTTTGCTGTCCAAGAAGAAAATGACAGTTTCTATGCTGTTGTTATCGACAGCCACGACAAGGCCGATGTTCTTGCCTTTGCTCAGACTATTGAAGCAATGCCTAAGATTTTTGGTACGTCTACTTCTGACGCTCTGGTGAAATCTGCAAGCTCTACCACTGATGTTGGCGCTGAGTTGCAAGCTCTCAACCTTGATCGCACTTTCGTCCTCTGGTCTGCTGATGCAGATACTCAGTACCCGGAAGCCGCTTGGCTGCACCAACTGCTCGAAGTTCCTGGTAGTAATACATGGGCACTCAAAGAACTTAACGGGATTACAGTAAGCCGTCTTTCGGAAACGGATGTTACCGTACTCACCGATAAGAATGTTAACTTCTTCCGTAGCGTTAAGGGTGCGCCTGTTGTAATGAGCGGCACCATGGTGAGCGGTACATGGGTTGATGAAACTGTGTTCCTAGACTGGTGGAAGGCTCGTGTTCAAGAGGCAATTTTCTATCGCCTAATTAACAGCCGCAAAATCCCCTACACCCAAACTGGTGCGACCATCATCGAAGCCGAAATCCGTGCAATTAACGCTCAAGGTATTGCAAACGGTGGTATCGCTGACAGCCCCGCACCAACCGTACAAGCTCCGAATGTACTCGCTATCCCTGAAATGATTCGTGCCACTCGTGTAATGGGTGACTTTATTGTCACGTTCCGTTTGGCAGGTGCTGTTCATAAGGTTAGCGCTGTACGTGCAACCGTTTCTGTTTAAGGAGAAGTAAATGTCTGCAAATATTCTTTCTACCTACTTCCCTGAAGCAGTTAGTATTGTACTATCGAATGCCAATTTTAGCCACGTTGTTAGTGGTGTAGCAGAAGGCACTTTCATCACGGTTGCTCGTGAAACCCCGGCCACTCAGTTGGTTATTGGCGGTGATATGAGTGCCATGCGCGTTCGTCGCAAGAACCGTGCTTCGACTGTCACTGTTACGCTGATGCAAGGCAGTGACTCTAATGACGTTTTCAGTCAGATTCTGAAAAACGACGAAGACGCTATGAATAACGACTGGCTGTTCAGCTTGACTATTCGAGATGGATCGGGTCGTACAGTGATGTTTAGCCCGCAAGCATATATCGCCAACATGCCAGATATTTCGTTTGGCACTGAAGGTGATAATCGTGATTGGGTTATTCAGTGCATTGACCTTGACGCCCATGTTGGTGGGGGTGGTCTTCTTGACGCTGCTACTGTGAGCACCCTTGATGATGTAGGTTACGAAGTTCCAGAGAGCTGGATTAGTGCCTAAAGATAGGGAGGGGCACTCGCCCCTCCAATTTCCTACAGAGGTGGAAAGTTGGAACTTTGGACATATTGCCCAGAAGAAGTGACAATTCTCGTTATGGGCGCACCCCTTGAGGGATTAGTTGACGGAACGTTCATCTCTGTCCAAAGACAATCTCCTGTCTTTACGTCTAAAGCGACAGCAGATGGAAGAATTACAAGGGTTTACAGCGCAGCAGAGATTTGGGAGATTCAGTTCACAATGATGAACTCCAGCCCCTCAAACTATTTGCTTAATAGTCTGGTGTTGCTGGACAAGGCCACCAAGCGTGGAAAGTTTCCCCTTATGATTAAAGATGGAACAGGGGGTACGTTGATTTTTTCTACATCGACATGGGTAGAAGAGCTTCCTGCTGTAACATTCAATACAGACGTTAGTGAAAGAGTTTGGACTCTTAAGAGTGCTAACGCAGTTGTTACCATTGCCGGTAGTGGAGAATCTTCAGCAGTGTCCGATGTTCTAAACACCATTGCAGGCTCTATTCCCGGTCTATTGTGAGGTAATTTATGGCAGGGGATATTTTAACGTATAGTCCCGATCTAGTACAGCTTGTCTTTGGGGGCTATACAGTTTCAGGGTGGAATCGAATTGCTATACAGCGAAACTCTGAATTTGTTAAACAGATTCGAGGTATCAGAGGCAAGCACGCTAAAGAGGTTAGTCGAGACACGTCTTGCACAATACTTCTAACCCTCGCCCAGTCTAGTGAAACTAATACAGTTCTAGGGAAGATTCTTGAGTTTGAAGAGTCTACTAAAGGTAAGGTTAGGCTAGAAATAATGTTGAAAGACGGCGGTGGAGAAAGTGTTTTCGCATCTGTTGAGTGCTACATTGGTGGCTGGCCCTCAGTTCTGTACAGCAGTGAAATCAATGACATAGAGTGGAAGTTTATTTGTGACTCTTCTAAGTGGAATTTGAAGGGAAGCGAAGCAAATAAAAACGCACTGGTTGATATGGTTAGCGGCGCTCTTGGGAGTGTTGGTAACACAATCAGTGGTTTATTCTGAACAAGTTTTGGAGGAATGACATGACTAAAATTAATAAAGATATCAAAGAAATTGAGATTGATGGTGAGAACTATATTCTCAAGCTAATGCCCGCTATGGATGGACTTGACTTCATTGCTCAGATGGGTAAAGAGGGTATGAACTCTCGTATGATTTTTAACGCGGTGAGCAAGTGTGTCCAGCGCGGCAGTACCGGATTTACAGAGAAGACTTTTAACGAGCACTTCAAGGGGCGGATTTCCCACCTCATGAGGCTTGTTGATGCTGTGGTGGATTTTAACTTCCCCGATATGAAAGAGGGAAACGAGCAAAGCGATACAGAAGACCTGTAAAGGCTGTATCGCAGAAAACCCAGAATCCCCGGATGTTAAAAATTGAAGAGAATTTTTCCGGGGATTATGATGTGTTGAGGGTTATATTCTCTACCAGCAATCCTATTGAGACTTTATACAATCTAAAGCACAAATATTCAATAAGGCTTTACCAAGAATATTTAGAGTATTTGGATGTACACGAAGAGCTTAAAGCTATTGCTAAATCTGAGGCCGAGAATGAGAAAAGTAGCAAATCGACTAACCGAAGGTGAGGTAGAGGATGGCAGGACCTTATGAAAACCTAGAAGTCGTTGCGAGGTGGAAAAGCGGTCGTACCTTCTTTGTTTGTGTGAAGTGCCATATATGCGCAGATGATGCCGAGTTAAACGGTGATGCGTTGTATGAAATGCGTGAACATAAATATCTTACAGGACAAAAACCTTGCGAGTGCTCTCGTGCCCCAAGAAGGAGCAAAGAACAGTATGAAGTTTTACTCAGAAGGGCGCTAGAATTAGATGGTTTTTCTTTTGTAGGGTGGACAAGCAAAGAGTACACCACAAGCGGAAGGGTTTTGATTAAATGCCCCTCTCATGGAGTCCTTGAGCCTAAGTCTGTAAATGATGTCCTTACGGGAAGGCGGTGTATTGAGTGTAGACGAGAATTAGTTGCCGAGATAAGAACGAGGAGCGACTACGGTCTGAACAAACAATATATAGAGGACTCTGTATATGCTGAAGGGTCCCGTATTGAGAGGGACAAGTCTTGCTCAAAAAGCTTTATCTTCACTTGCGGAAGTTGTGGTGAAATTTGCTATAACCTAACAGACGGAAGTTTTCGAAAAAGAACCATACCGTGTTCTTGTAACAGCCTTAGTAATAGAAGATATTCCTATATTTTTGAAATATATGACAATGGAAGTCCAATAGCCCTAAAGTTTGGTGTAACTTCAAATCCTTGGGCAAGAATCCATAAGCAAAGAAAAGAAAGCGGTCTTATAGTTAAGTTTGTCGGTATCTGGAAATACGAGAACTACAACCAGTGTTTATTTGCAGAAAAAGAAGTTTCCAAACAAGTTGTTACCGGAACCTTGAACAAACAGCAGTACCCAGACGGCTACACAGAAACCACAGATGTAAAAAATCTAAGCACAATATGTGAAATATTTGAAACTTGTGGTGGGGTCAGGTTACGACCCAAAGGAGGAAAACAATGAGTGGCCCGATTTCATCTTTTTACGCAGACATTGGCGTAAACATCTCCCAATCCCAGATAAGAAAAGTTGATAACTTCTTTGATAGGATTGAATCTAAATTAAAATCTCTTTCTAAGGGTTTCAATTTACAACCAAATATCAAACTGAAACTGAACAGCGGAGAGGTTTCATCGTTAAAGCAAAAAATCAAGGCTGCAACGAAAGACTTGTCTGTAGATGTTCCGGTATCTTTGAAGCCTAAGGTTAACAAGAAAAGCTTTTCCTCTGTACTTAACAGACAAAGTTTGAAGGCAACGTCTGCTACACTAGGGGTTGCTGTAAATAAAGCACTTGGGACACTCACTCCTGTAATTAACGCTAGAGTAAACTCAACAATTCTCCAAGCTAGTGTTAATACTGCTTTACGTGGTTTGGGTAGTGGCTTTGAGATTAGTCCAAAAATTTCTAAAGCTGCGATTACTTCAATGAGGGACGAGCTTAGGGTTGGTTTGTCAAACATCTTCATTAACCCAATCCTTAGTCAAAGCTACCTAAATCAAGCGAGGCAATCTCAGCGACCGCAAAGACAACCAACTGAACGCAATCAGTTAGCTGATAAGTCTGGCCGCAATTTCATGTATGGCGGCGGTACAGCAGGTGCGCTGGCGCGTTATGGGTTTGGTAGTGTGCCGTTTATTGGCGGAGCTTATGGTCTTAGTACGCTAAATACTGCAAACCAAGAAGCGATTTCTACAAGGCTGACAACTGAAGCGGTTCTTCAGTCTCAAGGTTATTCATCTGAACAAGGCCAAGCAATGTTCCGATGGCTAAGAAACCTTGGAAATGAAAACGGTTTTAGTTACATGGACGCAGCCCCCGATTTCAACCAGTTCCTTTCTAACGCTCTCGGTGCTGGTGTCTCTCTTGGTGGTAGTCAAGATATTTTCCGTGGCTTTAGTGAATACCAAACAGCGATGGGTGTAACTCCTGCACGTCGCAAGTTGGTTAACAACGCCCTTAGTCAGATGCTCGGTAAAGGCACTATCAATATGGAAGAGCTTGAATTTAGGCTCGCTGCATAGAAATATGCAGAAAAATAAATCTCTTTAATTGCCGGAAACACTCGTTTAGGTGTTGACTACCGCCATATTGTAGTAATACAATAGTAGGCTCCATGCGTAATGGCATGGGTATGGTAAAAACGTCAACAATAGAGTCAATCGGCAGCTAAATATCTTAAAAGCTCCCCAAGTCAGTAAGGAGAAATCAATGCAAAACGAAAAGAAAATAATTTCTGGCGTACTAGTAGCCCGCTCAAACCGCTGGCCTAACTACGGAGTCAGCAAATGTGGACGCGCTTTCAGGTGGGACACTGAAAAAGAGATGAAAGTCGGAATGCTTACAGCAGGTGACTACCCGGTTTTCAGAGTTAGTCACCAATGTAAAGCGTCTTGGGCTTGTATCCACTATGCAATAGTTGAATGCTGGGTGAGTAATCCTAACCCCGAACTTTTTGTTGAAGTTAATCACAAAAATGGGGATAAGATGGATTATTCTTTTGATAACTTGGAGTGGTCTACCAAATCCCAAAATCAACGACATGCGCTGGACACTGGCTTACGGAGTCGTGGTAGTGATCTGTGGAACGCCGGGTTAACGGACGAACTAGTTCATATAATTTGCCAAGAACTTCAAGACGGTTGCTTCCCGAAAGATTTAGCAAAGAAACATGGCGTGTCGGAGCATATTGTCAGAAAACTTAGGGATGGGAGTACATACTTCCACATTAGAAGTTTATATCCGATAGATCATAAGTATAAAGTAGACTTTTCTGAAAGTACAGTAAGATGGGTCTGTGAGAGAATTGTTGAAGGTTACGCAGATAAGAAAATCTCCGATATTGCAACAAATAAAAATCTCACAACGATAGAGGTTAAACGAATCCGTAACAAAATTCGTTATCGCACAATAAGTGACGATTACTTTTAAGATAGAAGCTCAACGACTATCCCGAAAGGGAGTACACCACAAGCTATTGGTGGTGGAAATAGGAGAAACCTAAACAAGTAATGTTGTAGGTTAAGATATAGTCTCATCTGCACAGAGATGTGCAGCAGTTCATAAGAGAACGGGAAGAGTAGTAGCGAACTCTTCCGAAGATAATGTAGAAGGCAGATGGCAGAAAGTATGCCGGGTTAACATAAGTAGCCCCTATCTGAAGAAATTTGGATAGCAAACCTATCTAATTGCGGGAAAGCCCTTAGAGCTTGATTTTACTTAAAAGTGTGGTACACTTGTATTTTAAGTAACAAGATTGGGTGATCCGCAGCGAAGGCCCGATCTTCTCTAACCAAGGAGGTCAAAATGTTTTATATAGTCCCAAATTATGAGTTTGCTCAAGTAAATAGTGATTCTCAAATAAAGAGTACCTTAACCGGCACGATCTACACACCATATACAGATAAGGACGGATATCTCAGGTGTAACGTGTGGGACGGGGAGAAGCTGCGAGGTATTTATGTACATCGCGCAGTAGCTCTAGTCTTTGTAGAAAACCCTTACGGTAAGCCGATTGTGAACCACATCGACTCTAACCGGCAGAATAACACTATTGAAAATCTGGAGTGGGTTACACCAAAAGAGAACTCTCAACACGGAGTTCTTGCTGGTAACTTCCCTATAGGGGAAGAAGCATATCACTCGATTTACAGCACAGAGCAAATACATGAGGTTTGCAAACTCCTATCCTTGAATAAGAGTGCGGAGTTCATTTACAGAAATACTGGCGTCAGTAAGAGCGTCATAAACTCTGTAAAAATTCGCAGAACCTGGAAAGAGATTTCAAAAGACTATGTTCTCCCAGAAGTAAAACCAAAGATTACAGACGAGGTAGCAGAGAAAATTCTCTATCTCATCGAAAAAGATTTTAGCATATCCGAGATAGTCAAGATTATTGACCATCCCCGTGTCAATCGACACACGGTAGCTAATATCAAGAATGGGAAAACTTTTAAACATTTAAGGGCAACGTTCAACGATCAGCCGTAAGGCGTACACCCAAGTGGGTGGAAATGGTAGGCACCTAAACAAGTAATGTTGTAGGTGGTGATATGATCTGGTCTATATGGAAACATATAGCAGCTTGAATAAAGCGGGGGAGGACTAACGACCCTCCTTGAACATAAACGACAATGGATATTTTTGCCCAAGCTTATGCTCAAATGACCAAGAGTGGCAAGAGCGGACAAGCGGCACTGTCTGATCTTTACGATGCTATCCCTACAGGGAAAGTAAGGGCTGCTGAAATCTTACCATTAGTCTCAGAAATAATGCGAGAAAGAGCAGAGCCGAAGCTTGGAGTTCTGCGAAAATCTTCTATTGCAGAGCAGGCTAGGGTTCGGAACACCATTTCTGATTTGGTAAACACGTTCTCAACTTCAGGCGGTGAAGAGGGTTTTTCAAGATTCTTCAGGTCAGCGAATTACGCACTAACAGGCTTAACCCCAGTGGTTGAATCTTTAGGACAGGCGTTTAATTGGCTGTCTAAGGCTTTAGAAGGGCCAATGCTCCTCATGGGAGATATGGGACAATTGTTTGAGAGGACCAAAGATAGGGTTGAGCAGTTGAACCCCGCTATACTTGAGTTGAGTGCTCTTGGTTTGGCTCTGACAACCAAATGGGGCCGTGTTGGTGCAATGTTCTCTATGATTTATCTGGTGATGGAGGATATTGTCGGGTGGGTCAACGGAAGAGATAGCGCCATTGGCTTGGTAATGGACAAAATGCAAGAGTTTGTCTCCTTTGATAAGGATATCATGGCTATGTCTATGTCTGTTCTCACTCTGGCTGCTGCTTTTAAAATTCTCAGCACATCCATGTCCCTCATTCCTGATATATTTAATCAGCGTGGTAAAAAAGGTAAAACACCAGATATCGATCTTCCAGATGTGGGTAAGTCCCAGAAGGGCGGGGCTATTGGTAAGTGGTTGATTGGTTTAGGGCTTCCAGCAACAATTATGGGGGCAACTGCTTGGGGGCTTGATGAGATTGGCTTCTTTGATAAGATGTCAAACATCAAAGAAAACATGCAGCCAATCGTAGATGACATCACAAATCCAAAATCTATCTTGTTCGACAGGATGTCAATAGGGGATGCGAAAAAGCAGTATCCGGGCGGTCTTGGGGTGCTGTGGAATAACTCTGATGAGTTCTTGGAGAGCGAGAAGTATAGGGTATACGCACAAGAACAAGCACAGAAGTTTGACCAAACTGTAGCAGCCATTCAGCAGATGCAATCCCTTGGCTACTCAGAAGATAAGATTAAATCGGCTCTTGGTAGCACATCATTTAATCTTCCCTATGATTTTGAATATGCTGGGAATGTTTATAATCCGAGCAATGTACATCAAGCCGTACAAGACGCATCTACAGTAAATAATAATTCGAACACAACAATCACCAATCAGTTTGATATTAAGATTGATGGTGTGATTGATCCTGCTGGACTTGAATCTGTGTTTGAAGAACAAGTAATGCCCCGTGTTGAGTCTTGGTGGACTAATGAGCTGGGAAATGTCAATATGTCTTTTGGGAGTAAATAATGTCTCTAGTCCTAGAATTTGGCAATATTGATGGGTCTGGCGAAGTGTCAGCTTTGTTCTATATCAATGCTGTCACAAACTACACTAAGAAAGTCTCTGGTAAAGTTAGCAAACACCCGCTCGATGCGGGTGTTAGCATCTCGGATCACTTCATAGCAGACAACCTCACCTTCTCGATTAGGGGAGTTATTACTTCCGCCGATATTACATACGCAGCCTACACAACATCATTTGCGGCGGTTGGTGTGAATAACGTGCAAATGGGTGAACCACCTATCGCAATAACGGTAGACGATGGAAACTCATTACTTAGCAAGTTCATACCGGATGTTGTTGGACAATTCCTGTCTCCTGTCGAACCTGAAATTGTTGGGGATACGTCTTCTGTTAGCGAAGCTGGGGGAAGTTTTTCAGAATTTATTGAAAAAATGATTCTGAGTGTCATTTATAATCCTTCGACAAACTCTTACAGAAACAGCCTAGTTCCAGTTTCTTTGTATGAAATGGAGGGTAACACCTACAGCAAAGCTCCGTACTCAAATCTTATAGTCACGGACTTCACTGTAGAAGAAACTCCTGACACCGGAAACGGCTGTCATTTTACTATGACACTGGAGCAATCCCGCTTTGTTGATATCAGAACAGATAAATTACCAGAAGATGTGAATGAATCTGTCAAGAAACAAGCAGCGCCCACCGAAAATAAAGGAAAGGCAGATAGCACCACTAAGCCTGTAGACGAAGGGACAGAGCAATCTCTTGAGAAAGAGAAAGGTCCAACAACTTTGCGTAAGATGCTCGATCAGGGGGCAGATTACCTAGACCAAGGTGTTGACTATGTGATGGGGGTATTTAATTAATGAACTATACAATTCTACCCCTTTACCAAAGCCAAGACTATTTCTATTCTGTTGTGCTAGAGGAGATTGCTTGTGTAATCAGAATCTACTACAACCAAAGAGTTGATGGTTGGTTTTTTGATTTAAGGGAAGAGGGAGGTTCCTACTATGTCCAAGGTGAACGACTCGTTGCGCTCTACCCAATGTTGGACAACTACACGTCTCTTCCGTTCTCTGGTTTTCTCTGGCTAGAACCTATCGGTGATAGTATGGATAAGTATAGTACCGATTCTTTTAACCTATACAAGTGGTTCAGGCTGTTCTACATTTCTCAGTGACGGGAGGCTTAAATGCCTAGCTTATCGAATAGGATATACTCCCTTGTAGTGGGAGATACCAATGGTGGGTGGCAGATTACTGACCTGCATATTACGTTCGATATTAGCAAGGTGAGCGATAATAAAAAGAAAAATAACTCTGCAATTATCGAAGTTTACAATCTCTCAAGAGAAAAACAAAAATTTCTAGAGGGGAAATATGTATCTGCTGTTTTGAGTGTTGGTTATAAAGAGACTGGCCTGAAAAGGTTGTATGCGGGTCAGATCACAGAGGCATCAACTCGGAAAAGTGGTGCTGATGTTATTACAACCATCAGGATTGGTACAGCTTACACAGAACTAAACCATCAGGTGCTGAACAAAATAGTTCCTGAAGGGGAGAAGGTAGAAGATGTTATCATGGAGATAGCAAAAGCCCTTGGTACATCGCGTAACGTAATCACTGGAATCAATTGCAAGAATCCGGTTTATGACGGATACCCTCTCTCTGGCACTCCAAGAGAGATGTTGGATGAGGTTTGTCGGGCTAATCAAATGGAGTGGTCCATAGATGACTCTGTGTTGTATGTAAATGATATATCTGATAGCCACACACAAGACCTTGGAGCGGTTGTTGTCATAAGTCAAACCTCTGGACTTATCGAACGTCCGTACCTAACTTCCGGCGAGATTGGGCGATCTTCTAAAGATAAAAAGAAGAAAAAGGGGTTGCAATTTAAATGCATTATAATCCCCGATCTTGTTGCTGGCTCTCTAATTAAGCTGGAGTATGAAGAGTTGACCGGATACTACAAGATTGACTCTATGCGTATTAGAGGCGGGTGGCGGGACAATGATTGGTATATGGACATTAAGCTTACGGAGAGGGTGGGATAATGGCACAAGAATATTCTTTACAAGAGACACTAACTAGGTCTTTCCTTCAAGGAATGGAGAATGTGTACACATCTATCCCCGGAATTGTAGTTACAGTTAGGGATAACTTCCAGAATCTATCTGTGGATGTTCAGCCAGCAGTCAACATTAAGAAAGAAGATGGTACTGTATCCGAACGACCCGTTGTGTTGAATGTTCCTGTACTAATGCCGTCGAGCAGGGACGGAGGACTTACACACAATGTTTCAGTTGGCGACTCTGTGTGGCTGATGTTTTCGATGGCTGGATTAGACACATGGAAGCGCGGTAACGGGACACCCGTAATCCCGTCAGACTTTAGAAAGTTTGACAAAAGAGATTGTGTTGCAATGTTGTCCCCATTCCCTTTTAGTGAAAGTGTGAATAATCCAGACAAACATGTTTGGTCACATGATCCTAATGATGTTGTTCTGTACCACAACCTAGGTAGCGGAGAGGAAACAGAGATTAGGCTTCATAGGTCGGGTGGTGTAACTATCAACACCAATCAGGGCGTCACTGTCAATGCCGGTGAATTTGTTGAAGTGAACACTAAAGACTATACGGTCAATACTGAAACTTACACAGTGATGGCAAGCGGAGCTGTTGGTATATACGGCAGTCGCGTAGATATTAACTAAGAGGTATGTATGCCTGCTATAGCAAGAATAGGTGATCCGGCTACGCAGCACCCTTGTGGTGGACAAGCAAACCCGGCTGAGGGTAGTCCAAACGTCTTTGTTGAGGGGATTGCTGTACACCGGCTAGGTGATAGTAATGTAGCGCACTCATTCAATGCCCCTCCTACATGCGTACCTCATTCTACGACCTTGGTTTCTGGAAGTGGTTCTGTGTTTGTTAACGGTAAAGCAGTTGCTCGTGTTGGGGATGGTTATTCTTGCGGTATGACGATTACAGCAGGAGCATCAACAGTTTATGCAGGTGGGTAGATGGACATAGCACTAGATGTTAATGGTACTGGTGATGTTTTATTTGTGAATAAAGCTGCGCCCGTAAAGACTTCCGAAGCCGATGTTGTAGCTCAGCGTCTTTGGATACACTTGCGCACAATCAGAACAGAGTGGTTCCTTGACGAGCCATACGGGGTTCCTTGGTTTGAGATTTTGGGCACCAAGAAGTCCAAGCAACAGATCGACGCAATTCTTCAAAGGGAAGTTCTCTCAGTTCAAGGCGTAAAAGAGATAGTAAATTGGTCGAGCAGTTTTGACAATTCAACCAGAAAGTATGGTTGCCAATTTACTGTAAAGACAACAAATGGTGGGATTACCAGTCAAATAGCTGTAGTGTCACCAACCATCTAACGAGGTCACAAATGGCTGGATTGACGAATAATGGGTGGGAGACTAAAAGACTTCCTGAGATTCTTACGGACTTGCGAACAAGGGCGGGGGTTATTTTCCAAGACCTCCTTGAAGACCCGAACGATGTTGTAGATACAAGCGAAGACAGCACAATTGGTCGGTTTATAGGGTTGATTACACCAGCTATCACCGATCTTTGGGAGGCTGGTCAGGGAGTGTATACAGCTTTTGATCCAAATTCAGCCACTGGTATTCCTCTGGATAATATGGTGGCTCTGTCGGGTATCACGCGACTGTCTCAGTTGCCTACTAGGGCAGATATGTATCTTACTGCTTCTGTTGGAATCACTGTTCCTTCAGCTTCTGTTGTGCGAAGCGATATAACCGCTACTGATTACAGCACAGTAAGCGATGTTGTTTTCAACCCCACTCAAACCGTAGGTGTTGGCATCAACGTTGTAACACTGGCTGTTAATAATAGCTATACAATCCGATATAGAGCATCTTCAGATTCGAGCTACATTTCAATCACTGTTTCATCTACCAGCACCCCCTCAATTGAAGGAATCTACTCTGCGTTTGAAACAGAGGTGCAAAACAACCACCAAGACTTATACACAAGCAGGGAAAACGGGAGACTCTTCATCAGACCTGTCACTAACTTTCAACTCTTTGATTTTGAAGTTAGCAATAACCTAGCAATTAGTAAAGTTGTTAAGACGGTAGATGTAGAGGCATCGGTTGCAGGACCAATTGAACAGGCTGCAAACACCATTGCTACAATCAGAACCCCTGTACTTGGGTGGGACAGTGCCACAAACCCACAAGCTGCATCCGTGGGCAGATATGAAGAAACAGACGAGCAACTACGAGCACGCTGGAGAAACACAAAGTTTCAGTTCGCTACCAATATTGTTGAGTCGCTATACAGTTCAATCTTCTCCTTAGAGGGTGTCACCAACGTAGTCATCTACGAGAATGATACGGACGAAGTTGATGAGATTGGTGTCAATCCGCACTCTTTCCTCACTCTTGTAGACGGTGGGCTTGAATCAGACATCGCCAAAGCTATCTGGCAAAACCGCCCCGCTGGAATTGGTAGTCAAGGTAACACAGCTATTGACATTGTAGATTCTTTTGGGTATGTGCGAACAGTAAACTTCTCTCGTCCTGTTGAAGTTCCCATCTTTATCGAACTGTCTATTCAAACTGATAGCAGATTTCCTGAAGATGGTGAGAATAAAATCAGGGAAGCCCTCATTTCTTACATCAATAGATTGACAATCAACGATGATGTTGTTTACAGCCGTCTGTATACACCAATCAATACAGTAGCTGGTCATCAAGTTAATTCGCTAAGAATTGGTACATCGTCTGATAACCTCGGGTATAGTAATGTAACCACGAACTTCGATGAAATTGCCAAGACTCAGGCAGTTAACATTGTATTCGTGTAGGAGGTTATATGACAGTGAATCCATTTGAGGAAACTCAATATCTCGACGAAGCAAGAAGTCGCTATACGATTCAGTTCGAAGAGCAACCAGTATTTGATAAATATGTACAACTGCTACTAAGTGAATTCCAAGAGATTCAACAACAGTACAAGGCTTTGATGCAAGAGCGCAGCCTTGATACAGCAGTTGGTGCTCAGCTTGATCTTTTGGGAGCGATTGTCGGACAAGATCGGTTGTTGGTTAACGTTGACATCTTTGAGTTCTTCGGCTTCGACGCTGTTCCAAACTCCCTAGGTTTTGGTACTTTGGATGACTCTTCGGTAGGTGGTATATTCTATGATGCTAACAATCCGAGGTTTGGTAATGTTGAACTTAATGACGATCTTTACAGGCTTTTAATTAAAGCTAAGATTGCAAAGAACGTAACCAGAGCCACACCTGAAGATATTATGCGCTTTGCTAACTTTGTATTTAATACAGAGGGCAGCACAATCCAAGATGAAGGTGGGGCGGCTTTCCGTTTGTTGGTGGGTAGGCAGCTTAGTGCAATTGAAAGAAGCCTCTTAACGTATGTCGATAAGACTTCTGAGTATAACAGCTATCTGCTACCCAAGCCAGTCGGTGTAAGAGTTTCGTTTGGTGATTTTGATTACAACAATTTCTTTGCTTTCTCTGAAGTACCAAATGCAAAAGGGTTTGGTTCATTTGAGGAGCAATACTATGACGGCACCTACACTTACTCTGGAGAGTTGAACTACTTACCCGCTATGAAAGAAGGCGTTGGTGGTAAATTTGCATCCTTACTTATGGTGGAATAATGGCAATATTAACAGAAACAAATAGTTGGTCGCCTAATATCTACGGGGTTGACTACTACACACCTGTTCTTGGTGGTCTTCCAGAGTACAGCAATGGTATTCCTGTCGGTGGGTTCGCCAACGTAGCAGCACAACAACTCGCCAACCGAACTGTATATCTCCTAGACAGACTACAAACAAACGAGCTTACAACTTCAGGAATTGAAACAGATTTAGAAACTGTACGGATAACTGTTGAACAGCACATCGGCAGTCGCGGTGATGCTCACGGATTGGCCACTCAAACCGCGCACGGTTTTATGAGTGCCGACGATAAGTACAAACTAAATCATATTTCAACCGTAGCGACAAGTGGAAGTTACAATGACCTGACTGACAAGCCACCCTTGGATTTCTTTGTCCGATCTGGTGATTTTGAGGCGCGTGTAGGTGAAAGATACTACATCATGCAAAACCTTACTGTGACTCTAGGAGACCCAGCTTTCTACGGATGGGTTGAGGGAGATTATATTGCAATGAGTAAATCCCCCACGGCACAAGCAACTGTTCAAGCATCTGCCGGTATTCAGATTATCACATCGGCTGGAACAGACTACAGCGTTGTATTTGATGTGGACGATGAAGTTATCTTCGTCTTTGACGGGACAAATTGGAGAGTTTAAATGCCTCAAATTACAAAACCAGACACACTCAATGTTGTTTGGGCAGACCAAGGGATGAAGATTAAACCCGAGGACAGTAAGATTCTTCGCGGTTGGGTTGAAGAAGTCCCACCACTGCAATTCTTTAACTGGTTGGATAGCCGACAAGATCAAGCCCTTGCTCATATTAACCAGCATGGAATTCCTGTATGGGATGCTGTTACAGAATATCAAGCAAACAAGAGCTACGTTCAAGGCTCGGATGGTGTTATTTACAAGTGTATTGCCACAAATTTTGGATATGACCCCATCTCCAATCCCTCCTATTGGGAGGAGGCGTTTGTTTCAATTAACTCGGAGTCAGGTAGACAAGAATATATTGGGTACGTTGCGCAGTCTACGTCTTTTACTGCAATTGCAAACACGCGATACTATGCACTCGCTCCGCTGACAGTAACTCTGCCAGATACTGCGTCGATTGCAAGTGTTGTCACCCTTGCTAAGCGCCCAAACATTAGTGTCACTGTGAAAGTGAACACTGGAACAATTTCTACTAATGTTGGGTCGGATAGCACCGTGATTTTTGATATAAATGATGAAGTGAACTTCGTATTTAACGGAAGTGTTTGGGAAGTTTAACCCCTTCTAAATAAGAGGATTTTAAATATATGGCTATTTCTTTGCGTTCTGCTCGTTCTCTTGTAGTCGGGGATGTTAGTTTGGAGGGTGATGTTATTGTCTTCCAAGGCAGCACGAACACCTACACCATCACAGACTTCAACAGCTTTAGTGAGTACTCAGTTAGCTCCGACTACGGCACTGCTTCTGTGGCTGGTGATGTGATTACTCTCGTTGTTCCAACCCCTGCTACACAGAATCAAATCAAGCTCACCGTGATTAAAGACAGCAAGTCTTCTGTGTTTACTGTAGCTGTTGGTGCGTCTGTTGTAAACACCCCTTCTATTACCTCTCCCGTCAATGGTGCAACAGGGGTTGCTCTTCAACCGACTATTGAGGCATCAGCATTCAGTACCACTCCTCCGGCTCAAGGTGTACACCAAAGCTCGCAATGGCAGGTTGCAACAAGTGCTGATTTCTTGAATATTGCTTACGACAGTGGTGTTGATACTGTAAACAAAACATCAATCACCGTTCCATTACCTTTGTCGATGAACACTCAGCACTGGGTACGAGTGCGGTATACAAGCTCTACAATCGGTGCATCTGAGTGGAGCAGTGTAGTGAGTTTCACCACTACAAACCAATACGTTGTTCAACCAACGGTTTCTGTAACTGATGGTCCAAGCAATGTCGGTGAAACCCCCACTATTTCTACATCAGCATTTTCTGTCTTTGGTGGTAGCGATACTCACGCCTCTACTGACTGGCAGATTGTAAAAGTTTCTGACAGTAGTGTTGTCTGGCAATCCCTTGGTAATACCAGTAACAAAACATCTATCGTAGTTCCTGCTGGTGTGTTGCTTGAATCTCAGGATTATGTAGCTCGTGCAAGGCACAATGGGACCACTGTTGGGTCTTCTGCATGGGGGGAGTATTCCTTCACAACCAAAGCTGAGTTTTTCACCTTTGACCCAAGCTCTGTAGGTCTGCCTTATGGTGGTGGTTATTACGCTGGTAAGTTCATAACAGGTGGAGTCACTTACGCACTCATTGTAGCCCCTAAAGCTCAAGGTGGGGAGTATAGTAATCTTGCTTGGAAGACTTCGAATACTACCACAGCCGGAACAACCAGTATTAATGATGGATTGGCGAATACTAATGCAATGATTGCAGCAGGGGCATCCGCACACCCCGCAGCCAACTTCTGCAACAACCTTAATATCAACGGCTATGATGACTGGTATCTTCCTGCTAAAGGTGAGTTGGAGATTCTATATCGTTATCTGAAACCAACCACGGATGCTAACTCTACAAGTTCTGGTGCCAACACAAGCTCTGTACCAACAACGGGTAATTACACATCTGGAAGTCCTGCCCAGACAAGTGCTACTATCTTCAGGACTGGTAACAGCGAAGCCTTTACTTCAAACTACTACTGGTCCAGTACAGAGTATTCGTCTACGTATGGTTGGCTACAGAGCTTCAGCGATGGCAACCAGACCTACACCACCAAGACGAACAGCGCGCTCTATGTTCGTGGAGTACGCCGTATTGCAATATGATGTGCTTTGCACATCTTTGCAATTCTTGTTTTGAGCCGAAGGCTCCTTTGCACCATCCGTCTGCTTCGGCAGCGGTGGTGCTTCTTAAAACTGTCTTACTAATCTTACTCTACGATGTGTATGGGTAGAAAGGTAAGCTTATAAAGGATATAGATAGTGGCACGGAAAGCAAATGACTTAGACATATATAAAGACGCATACTCTCTTTTACAAGTGATTTCCCATGCTGTGAAGAATATGAGGAAAGATTTCAAACACTTGTTAGGTAAAGAGAGCATCCAGCAAGGAGTTGCTATTCTCAGGTGTATTAATCAGATCAACAGCACCAAAGATACACACTCCAAGTTGAGTCTTCTTGATAGCCTACACGAGCAAGTACTAATTCTTCAACTCAATCTGAGGCTTTGTAAAGACCTCCACCTGATTGACGAATCTAAGTTTGCTAGGGCTGTAGAGTTAGGCGTGTCTGTAGAGTCTCAGTGTTTGAAGTGGAACACTTATGTCCAACGTAGCAAGAGATAGTGAGAGGCACCTAAATGGTGCCCTCCAATCCAAATGTTTTAGGTGTCTACCCTAACAGAATGTTGTTACGGATATGAACTTCAACTAATTTTGGAAGTTTAGTTTTCCTACACTTGCCTTTGGTTGTGTAGGGTGACGTGTAATTAGACACAACATTCGTCTACGAATGGTTGGAAACAGAACATTTCTGCTTTACATGTGTAGTTATTGGTGTATACTACCAGTACCAAAAACATAAATAGGAGGTACGTTGTGAAATATACACCACTCCCGGATAAGGAATTTCTCCACGAGTGTTTCAGTTACGATAAGGTAACTGGCGATGTAACATGGAGAGTACGCCCACGCCATCACTTTAGTGGTAATGCTGCATGGAAGACGTTCAATACGAGGAATGCAGGAAGTCGTGTTGGAACAAGAAACTCCCAAGGATACGAGAATGTAAGATTTACTTATAAGGGGGCTGCTAAAAGTTACCTCCTGCACAGATTGATCTGGTGTATGGAGAATGAGGACCCTTGCGACTACCAAATTGATCACATAAATCACAACAGGTCAGATAACAGTGTCTGCAATTTACGCCTCGCTACCAGTGCTCAGAATTTAGGCAACATGACGGTCAAGCGGGATGGGCTACAGGGCGCATTCTATCTCAAAGATAGGGGTAAATGGCGTGCGCAGATCAAGATCAACTATACTTCAGTCTTCTTGGGCATATTTGATACAGAAGAGGAAGCTCACGCTGCATATATGAAAGCTAAGAAAGAAAGAAATTCTCAATTTTGAAGGACTACTTAAATGAAATACATCCAATTCACATACGTTGACTTTGCTACGCGCATCCCTGTCTCTAAAGAGCCTGCTAAACGTGGCCCCGATATTCCTGAAGGAATCACCCCAACATTTGCAGTTGAGTCATCTTTTGGACAAGTTCCTGTCCTTTACGGTATTGCGGAGGATGAGTTTGAACCAGAAGAGTGGATGGTGGAAGTGACGGAAGGTGACTTCTATGCCGCATTCAAGCAAGAACTTAAAGAACGTGCCAGCAAGAAACGTAAGATGCTTGAACAAGGTGGTGTGGTGGTTGGTGGTAATACCATCCAAACAACTGTTGAAGACCAGAACCGTGTAAGCAATATGGTGGCTGGCTTGAATATCACCCCAGAGGCTACGCAAGTGGACTTTGAGTACGCTCCGGGGCAGTGGACTGTAATTACTCGTGAAGAAGCCACTGCTATTGGTCAAGCTGTATTCAACCATGTGCAATTGTGTTTCACTTGGTGTAAAGATGTTCACGCTAAGGTAGATGCTATTCTCACTCTGGAAGATGCTCTCCCTGTTGTAGAAGAGATTGCTTTTGCAAGCTCCGACACCCTATACCCGGCAACTGAAACCGAAGAAGCATAATGAATAAGTTAGACTTATACAAGACCGATAAGTCTAAGAGGTCGTGGGGGGTTGCTGTTCTAATCTCCCTTGATCAGCTTGTTAACACTATTTTCTTTGGCTACCCAGACGAGACTATCTCCAGTCGTGCCTTTAGGGAAGATATTAAGTGGTTGGAGAGTCTTATAAATGCACTATTCTTCTTCGATTATCAAGACACTGCGGCTGGACGTATTAGACACTGTGAGCTTGCGTACTATGGTGAGTTGGCTCAGGAACACATATCTCTTGAGAGGATTATTTAATGACACGTCTTACGAAAAATGAAGGAAAAGTTCCATCGTCTGTCTGGTTTAAAGCTGTGTGTCAGTGGCTTTCTGTATGTCTTACTTATGGGATTGGTTGGATTCTTACATTCTTCCCGATGGGCTTGATCGTTGCCGCTACTTCCAAGAAACAGTCACAGCATCCGCAAGGTAAGCATCTTGTGGCTGAACATAGCAGTCAGTATGTAAGCCAAGGCTCCAGTGGTTCGTGGGAATATTGGAATAGTGATGTTTCGTGGGCTAAGCCGTGGAACAACTACGAAGATGGAACTCTCGGAGAACCCTCTGGTAAAAACTCTGCGCGTGTAAGTGGTAAAGAGCGTAGTTTCTGGAGCCAATATAAGTGGACATGCCGTAATCCCTTCAACTGGGAGAAGCGCACTAACCCTAAATATCATTGCCTTGTAGATGAATGCACTCTCGAATATTGGGGGGAGTATTCTCTTTCGGATAAGACTACAGATCAGCAAGGATGGCAATTTGTCATTGCAACACATACCACAACTGGTAAGAAATACTACTCTTATCGGAAAGTTAAAGTGCTTGACAATCAAAAGCAAGTGAGACACACCCTTATCGGATTTAAAATTAAGCCAGAGCACGCACTTCAAATTCAGGATGAAGATGATAAGGACAAAGCTTTCACTATACGCCTCCCAGTAAAACAAACGATTGACTGAAAATGAAAACTATAAAAACTAAATTGATTGCAGCATTTATTGCAGCGGGGCTTAGTGCCCCGGCTGCTTTTGTTGCATATGACCTCACTGCACCATCTGAGGGCGTTGTTCAAGAGGTTTATCTTGATCCAGTTGGTCTCCCTACTGTCTGTATTGGGAGGATGGATCGCTCTTTAAAGTTCGGTCAGAAATTCACTCTCGAAGAGTGTATGCAAATGTTCGCTGAAGATTGGAAGAAACATCAAAAGCAATTGGACTCTGTTGTGAAAGTTCCTTACGCATCTGATTGGCAACGTGAAGCTCTTACAGATTTCACCTTCAATCTGGGTATTGGCAATGTCCGTTCCAGCACTTTGATTAAGTTATTGAATCAAGGAAGGCACAAAGAAGCTTGTCAAGAATTAAGTAAGTGGGTGTATGCGGGAGGTAAGAAACTAAAAGGTCTCGTCACTCGTAGAAAAAACACACTCCCTTATTGTTTGGGTGAGCTTTCTTACGACAAGCAAAAAGCTTATGAAGATTTCTTGAAGGAATACAATAATGAAATTTCACGAAGATTGGAAAAAGATTCTTAAGACTTACAGCTTTCTTTCTCTTGTAGCAAACTTGCTGATTGCTCTCAGTGTTTCTGGCTTGGCTGTATTAGGTGTCCTGTCCTCTCAAGTGGCATTTGGAACTCTAGCTGTCTCAGCATCCATTCTTGGCCTTCTTGGTGCTATTGGTAGGTTGGTGGATCAATCTTATGACGATATGAGGGAAGATGATGAATAGACTATTTATCATAACAGTGGTTGTTCTACTCTCCCTCACTTCTTTGTTTGGTTATCTATCCTACTCATTTTATAGCGATAAAGCAACGCTTAAAGCTGATGTTGATCGTTTAGCGAAAGCTAATGAATCTCTTGTTTCTGATGTAGAAAAGGCTACTAAATCCTGTCTTATCGTTGATGAAATCAATAGAAAGCACAACGAAGAACAGAAAGCCTTGGATGAGAAGAAAGAAGGGGTTGTAAAGCAGATAGATAGCATCCCAAAGAAATCTCACACAACAACTAAGGAATCCTCGGATGTTGAAGAAACTAACGTTGTGGACATTGATGGTGTGTTGCCTCTTGATCTTCAGCGGATGCTCCAACAGAGCTATCGAGACGCAATACAGAGATAGGGTTCATACAACACCGGATAGTCTTCTTGTCGATCCATGTGTAGCTAAAGAAGCTGGGTGGTCTGTTAGAAGCCTTAGTATTGGATATGTAGAGAACACTTCCTGTATTGCTAAATACAAATCCTTGCTTGAGAGACAAAGAGAGCACAAGAAAAAGATAGCGGAGCTTTATAATGCCACACAGGAATAATCAACCAATAGAAACATCTGCAGTAATTGTCGATAGACGGATTAACACCTATTGGGAGAGGGCTGCGCTTGGTCTTATGGCTATCGTCATGTCTCTTGTAGTGTGGAGTTTCCAAGAACAAGGAAAGCGTGTGGAAAACCTTGAAGCCAAAGTAATTGCAATGGACAAGGTG